TTGAACGGGTACACCATCAATGATCTCTACGCCTTTGCCCTGATGGTACATAAGCAGGGGATCCATCTCCCCATCATCCAAAAGGAACCGCACGGCCTTTGGTTCCAACTCAAGGCGGGCCTCATCGATCTTCGCCAGATCCATTTCACCCAAGCCGTACCTACGCGCATTGCCGATAGACGGGTCGTCCATTACTGATTGAAGACCTCTGGCATCTATGTCATTGCTGAGTTGAAGCACCCCTTCGTCAATCCGTTTAAGAAGAGCAGTATGAATGTAGTTACCCTGTTCCACCAGCCACGTCGCAGCACCTCTTGCAAGATCAGCGGTAACTTCTGCATCCAGATTATCGAAACTGAGTATGCCCTTCCGGATGTAGTCCTTACCCTCAACCCACTTCTCTCCGAACTTGCTCATCCGTGGTATGAAGATGGCGTCCGGGTCAACCCCCCCGACCTTGGAGGCCATCATCTCCCAACCTGTCGTAGACTGGAGGAAGTCCCAGAAGCCCTGCTCGTTGGCTAGTGTCGGGAATGTCCTAGTCTGGAAATCGATCATCTCCCCATCATGTTTGGTGAGTGTCACACCATCATTAGTGAACGCAGCGTCGCCTTCCTTCATCGGGTTACTGGGGTCGCCCTTGATGCGGGCCTCACCCAGCAACTTGCCTTCGTCATCGAAGACCCGCCACATGCCAGTCTCATCGATGTGCCGTGCATCCACAGTGAGGCTCATCCTGCGCCTCATCAGATGCCAGTTCCACATATCACCCATGACCGGAGCCATCGCAGGTACATCACGCATCAACTGGCCTATACCAGTGTCAGTACCGAACTCTTCCATGACAGCCTTATGGACATTCTCGTCAGGGTTCGTAGCCCTGAATGCACGGGCGAACTCATCCATTTCATCTTGCTTCTTGAACGCATCATTAACCCGATCAATCAAACGGTTGATCGCCCTGTGCTGCGAACGGAGCATAGGATTCGTCTGAGCCAGATATTCGGCTCCCTTACCGATCAGCCTCCTGCCACGCCCAAGCGGGATGTTGCCCTGAGTGAGTGAACCGCTACTCCCAACCCCGCCCTTATGGACCCATTCCTTGACTTCGCTGAGAGCGTCGTCCATAGTGCCGGTAGTGGGATTCCAAATCTTAATCGGTGCGAACAGGCTGGTATCTTTGGCTTCCGCACGAAGAGCCTTAGACAACCGTTCAGAGAAGCCGACAGCATCCGAAGTCATCCCCGCACGCATCCCAACCTTCGCGTGCTTGGCTATCTTGAAGAGAGCGCCACCACCCCACGTTGTCGGATCCAACAGGATTTCGGTAGCAAGCGCCCCAACCATGCCAACAGTCTTGCCCTGCCAACTGTCAGGGTTAACATCCCAAGGTGACAACGTATTGAACGTGCGTTGCGACGCATCAAAGAGGGTGAGTTTACCCGACTCAAGAATCTCTAGTGCCTTAACATTGCTATCTTCAGCCAGCGACGACTGCCAGTTGCGCCAGTATTCGCTAGCCTTCTCTTCAGTTAGGCCGTTCTTCTGCCCCTCTTTCAATATCAGGTCGTATGCGCCCTGCTGCCCACCCTCAAGGTATGCCCGTAGGAGGCGTGTCTGATGACGGCCAACGATACGTTCAGCCTTCTTCACAGTCCCCGAGTAATAGGAGTTCTCTTCTAGTTTCGTTTCATTCCACGATTCCCGCCAATCAGCAGGATCAGCAAAGGAACCCAGCCCCTTCTCAGCGAGATAGGCACCTGACCGACCGGCGCGTGTAGCGAACCGGGACGGCTTCATTACGCCGACCTCCCATGCGGTACTAGCAATCTTACCCGCGAACCACCCCATCGTACGCACCGGAGCCATAGCGATACCTATAGCCTGACCCATGTGTTCTTCAGGTAGCAGCGGAATATCCCATGTCAACATCCGCCTAACCAACGACTTCTGTTCCTCATCCGGTGGTTCATACCCACCGCTGAGAAGAATCTCCTGAGTCGGTTCCGGTAGCCGATTGAACTCAGCCTTCTGCAACTGATCCGGCATCGCATTGAAGGTATGCCGCATCTGGTTGAACTCAGTTTGATTGTATGCACGCAGGAAATCGTCCAGCATGTCGTTATCCGACTTAGGACTCTGCGCTAACGCCATGAGCGATTCAGGGCTGCTGTCTAGGAACCGACCGGCTCCCGCTTTCATAAGCAACTGCATCCTACGACCATGCCACTCGTCGTTGTACGACGACAACGGCGCGGTACTAAGCGTATTTGTTGCCCGTCTAAGCCCTGACCGTTCAGCCATTACTGGCTCAGTTGTATAGCGGCATCCGTAAAGGCTGGTTCATTCACGGCTTCAGCCCAGTTACGCAACGTTTCAGCCGCTTCCTGATTGGGGGTAGGAGCAGGACGAGGAACACTTCTCGCCATACCCGTACCCGGTGCAGTGAGTGGTGTGATCTGTGGGGTATACGCCGCTGCTGCTTCCAACGGAAGCGGACCCGGAGCCGGTGGCCCTCCAAAAGCCGGGAGGTTGGCCTGCTGAGGTGCCCCCATACCCCCCGGTGGGGCCTTCTGAGGCAATGGGATGGCCTCCTGAGCCTGAATGTTCTCAGTTACCTCACCGTAGGCAGCACCAGCCTCCAAACCGGGAGACTGCGGGGTCTGAGTCTTCTTTGCCCGAGGCATCAGCCAACACCCTGACCCAACGCAGCAACCAACTGCTGCGCCGCCTCAGGAGAGAACTCACCACCGGGAGGCCCACCACCGGGAGGCCCCTGCGGCCCCATACCCTGCGGCCCTGCCGCCAAACCGGGTGCCTGCTCCGGGGCCATAGCCATACCCTCTTCCGGGGCAGGTGCTACAGCAGCCTGCTCCGCCCGTATCTCAGCATCCGCCTTTTCGATGGATTCAAAGATATCAAGACCCTTCTTGCGATGCTTCTCAATTTTAGAGACATACAGAACAGGCAACTGACCCGACAAAGCCTGCTGCTGGATTGCGGCCATAACCGCCTCCTCCAACTGCTCCTCATCGACACGGCGTCCCTCCATCTCCGGATCCTCAATGTACGGGTGCTTGGTACGGAAAGTACGGAGGCTGATGCCCTTCATAGAAAGCAACTGCCCCAACTGGATTGTAGTCCCCTGAATGTCAGCACCGGGGATGGAATGCGACACCACATTGTCGAAGATTTCGAAATGCTCATTCGGTGTGAAGTCAACCTGCCCGAAATCGCCGGGGTACCCAGTGAACATAGAGAACTTCTTACTACCGAAGTACCCCTTATACGAAGCAAGAATGCATTCGTTCATATAAGGAAGATGAGCCTCCATAATCTCCTGCATTTCCTGAATGCGCGGATCCATGGCGGCACCCATGAGGGCGTCGATACCTCGTCCGGTACGCAAAGCCCCGTATGACTCACCACCAATTTGAGGTACTGTTCCGGTAGAGATTCGCGCATTGCGCTCCAATCGATCGATTGCATGATTGGTGGACGGATCAGGTGACGACCGGAGTTCTCCGATCTGTTCAGCGTCAAGCAGGACATTTACCTGACCTTCGCGGCCATCTTTCCACTCGCCGCCAACGATCATCGGCACCTGACCCGACCGACCTATGATGTAGCGATCAGGGAAGATTGCCTTCTCCTGCGCCATGATCTCCAAAGCCATCATCTTCGCCATCAAATCAACGATGCCGACAACATTGGAAATGGATGATGCTATTCTATCCAGCGTTACCCGTCCGGGTGTGATGACACAAGGCATCCCTGCCTTGTTCGGTGCACGCGACAGTTCCATAGTCGCAGAATGATTGCCGTAAACCTGATTGTGATGTGTGTAACGCGGACCCATTATACCAATAACGATGTGTTCCGAGTCAACCCATTCGATGACATCCCAAAGTTCCTGCCTGCTTCTGTCATCAGGGGGAACAGGGCCACCGTTCTCAGAAGCAGCAGCAGGGTAATGACTGCGTAGCCACGCCCCGGACTTACCGTGAATAAACCCGACGTTGACCGGCGGATCGACATCCTCGTAAGCCTTAGGCTCCGGGTACACCCCGAGAGGATCCCGCACATCGATACGAGGCATACCCCTATCGAAATCAGGGTGGATGACTAGACACGCAGTCGCATACCCAGCCAGATGCCGGTAAGCGCGCCTGATCTTCACCTTGTATTTAGACTGGTACCATGTAGCCGCCAACGCCTTACGCCGGATATCAGCGTACTCGCGTGAGCGGACACCCCGCTCCTTGGAGCCGTCAACAGCAGGGCAACCAATGAACGGCATAACTGACGCCGCCCGCTGCGCTACTGCATCAATGTTCTCAGAAATGAGGGCAGGTGTCAGCGGAGGAAGAACCGGTTCCCCCTCCATGGAAGGAATCGGGATAACATAATCACCGTTGTATCGTTCCTTGACTTCCAGCATCCGCTGAAGCAGGGCGGACCCATTCTGCTGGCGTTGTTTGACGATCCCAACGATCTCTTCAAAGGTATGCATCAAAACACCTTGCTGCCGGACATAGTTGACCCCCACGGTAGTCCCTTGTAGTTGAATTGTGAAGTATCCAAAGTAAATGATTGCTTACGCTGGCGATACAAGATCCAGATAAACCACAGGGCCATAACCTGATCCTGTCGCAGTTTCGTTCCACGCTTCAACGGACGCCACGCCTTCAACTGCCGGATCAACTGATCTGCTTGATGACGGGTCGAAGGATCATCCGCATACGGGATCTCAATATCGCCACGCATAAACGATAACGCCATCGATGGGACACCAATCGTTTCATCATACTTGTTTATGCCAGTTAGATGCTCCCGCACCCTGAACCCGTACCGCTGCGTCATTTCGATCAGGCGTTCGTCACGAGATAGCCCCTTCTGGAACACCATCGCTTCAATAATGACATCCGTCACGCTGCTACCATTCCGGCCACACTGAAGGACGGCCTCCTCCACAATGCCGAGGATCTGTTCATTACGGGTAAGTCCTAAATCTTCCCGAATGAAAAGTATTTTAAGTTTCCCTTCATGCGGTGTAGCAGCAATAACACAATTGTTAGAGCCAAGAGCGGGATCAACCCCAATATAGACAGAACAATCCTTAGGCGGTTCATGGTTTACTGACCTCAACGGGTTAAGACACTTCTGAATAGAATCATCGGTGAAGGTCGCCGCAGCCGACGAACTAGGTTCCTGCATGTAGTTACGGGACCACGCCTCCTCACCAACCTTGCGGCGAATACGATCCAATGCCTCCAATGAGAACATTTCCGGCCACAACGGCTCCGGTTCACCCTTCTCATTCGTGACAATCGCCGGAAACTTGATAACACGCAAAAGATCCGAATCGATGTTGCTTATTACTCGCTCATAGAAGTCATCTTCACCAACACGGGTACCATTAATACTGGTACGCCCCTTCTCACCGGGACGAGTCAACCAATCCTGCCGGAAAATCTCGAACATCTGTTCGGTCAGGTTAAGAGAAACCCTTGACTGAATATCATCAATATGTAGGTGATCGGTTCGGGTACCAGCGATCTTGGATCGCCAACCCAAAGAAACCATCGAATAATCACGCTCATCATGCCTACTCTTCTTGTTCACACTGAAGTAATCAGCACCCCAAGGCTGCGCCGTCTTACGCCCAGACGCATTCTGGGGAACAAACGGGCCATACTTCGCCACAAAACTAGGGAACGGACCCTGAGGCTCCATACGGGAACGGATACGCCCAAGGATCTTACGGGCCATGTCCTGCCCCTCAGAACCGACCGTGATCCGGAACTCGGGGTTCGTAGCCAGTTTGTAGCAGAAGTAATCCTCAGCCAACGTGGTCTTACCATGCTCCGGAGGCCACAAGATGAGAGTGATGTTGCCGGGTGGCGTATTCTCGTAGGCTTCGATGGCTTTAATATGGAACCACGGGGAAGAATGCCCGAAATACTTGCTTCGGAAACTTTGGAACGTGCCATCCCAATCTTCTTTGCCGCCCTCACGGAGAGCCTTCTCCCTGATAGCGTCAGCACGCTCACTGAACTCGGGGATGCGTTGACGCCACTTATCGTAAGCCGACCGGGTGACACCAGCAATCATGCACGCCTTACTAATAATCCCATGCTCCGCTAGCCCTGCGAGAAACAGGTCACGGGTTTGCTGGCCCCTGACTTTGCTGACGTTGCCGCCGTACTGTTCTATCGGAGTATCAGTCATGGGCCGGGGTGGTCTATGAGTGGTCGAAGATCGATTTTGTTACCACTAACTCAATCGTTTCGGCAGCCACCACAACATCGGTACTAGCAATCTTGATTGTGTGGGTACCGATCTGCTCTAAGGAAATATCGGCATAGTAGATACCGGTGCCGCTACCTGACGTTATCGTCGGAGCAGGGCTTCTATTAGTGCCATCGGGTAGACGGTGCGTGCAGGCAGATGTCGTAGCAGTCGCCGTTCCTGCTGTCTTGAACGTAGCGGTAACCCGTACTTGGTCGCCTTTATCGTATGTAGCCATTAGACCCCCACCAATAGTGTCAAAGTATCTTGCAGTTCTTCTGCATTGCTGCTACCAGTAATGTTTTTAATCGTAATAGTCAACTCCGGCTGCGGCACCTTGTGGGTGATAATCGGCTGGCTTAGTGTCGCAACCCCACTAAACCCTCCACGAATCATTATCGAATCGATTACAGCGGTCACCGTTGCCGAAGCAACCACACCCGCTTCAATAAACGCCTCTTCAACAAGCGCCGCAGTCACGGCACCCGTACCAGTTATCGCAGCCGTTACCGGGACTTCCCTAACAATCGCGGCAGTAGCCGCACCAGTACCCGTTACCGCAGCATCAATAAACTGTGCCGAGAAGATTGTAGCCGCAACCGTAGCCGTACCAGTAATCGCTGCTGTGAGTGAAGCCTCTTCAAGAATCGCTGCCGTAACCGTTGCCGTGCCAGTGACCGCACCCGTAACGAACTGGCCTTGCAGCAACGCGGCAGTAGCAGTAGCCGACCCCGTGACCGCAGCAGTAATCGCATGGGTTTCATACGAGTCGCCGCCACGGTACTGATAGTTGACACTCCGGTACTTCTCACCTTTGAGGCGGTAACCGGGTTCATACGTTGCTGTACCAGCGCCACCGTATTCGTGTTCTAAAGCGTTGTAGTCGGTGGACGACTGGTTGTATTGGATAGCCACTTAGACGACCTCAACCCATGAGGTCGTGTCCTCATCCCAGACGTAGAACGGTGCCTCCTCAGGACCGCCCCCCGGATAGGGAACAGGGGCAAGCCACGCCATACCCGAGGGCACCTCTGACCAGACCCATGATGGAAACAATGCGGGTGGTTGCACCCATGCGAGCGTTGCTTCATCCCACTGGTAGTAAGCAACCGCCGGGGTCGGTGCTTCCCATTCGTTGTCGTCGTTCAGAGTCCACGACGGGAACGGTTGCGGGCCGATGAATGCGCCACGGTCAGCGTCGTAGGTGCTTCCCGTGACTGCGTACCGGGAGCGGATGTGATTGTTGTACGAGGTTTGAACCCATGTCCCTGACTCTGGGTACAGGTCGTCAAGGAAGTCGATGCCTCGCTGCTCGTCCTCCACACCATCGACGGTGATTACGTCGTTGTGAACGACGACCACACGGACAACGGTGGCGTTTTCGTCTACTTCAGCAAAATGGCTCATGACGGGGTGACCCAACGTAGAACGACAATGCCGGAGCCACCGCTTCCCCCCGACAGGGTGGATTGCGTCTGTGCACCACCGCCTCCGCCTCCGGTATTCGCGCCACCGGAACCTCCGGCGTTCGCGGCACTACCGGCACCATTTCCAGCCCCATAAGACTCGTTGGAGGCGCCCTGAACGCCTGTGCCGACCTGCGTGTATCCGCCTGACCAACTACCTCCCGTATTGGACCTCACCCATCCATAGGGGATGTACCACCCGCTCGAACCACCGCCGCCTGAGAACCGGTGCGTTCCATTAGTTGTGCCAGAGGCGTTGCCGTCCCGGTAGTCGTTCGTGCCACCGACACCGCCGTTCCACTGACCATTCAACCCGTAACCGCCCCGATGGCCTTTCCCGCCACCGCCCCCGCCGTTCACGAACGCGCCTGCGTAATCGTTTCCGTCGCCGCCCGCTGTGCCCTGCTGCTGGCCGCTGGGGAGCGGTGCGCCACCATAGAACCCTGACGCCGCACCGTTTCGGGCACCACCGCCTCCACCAGACCCGCCGGTGAGACCATTGACACCATTCTGGGAATACGAACCGCCACCACCACCATTAGCGGTGATTGACCCGAACACGCTGCCCGTTCCGGTCGTCCCCATCGTTCTGTTAGCACCGCCGCTACCGCCACCGCCGACTGTCACAGTGTGAGCACCAATAGCGACTGTCTGCCCGGTGTGTGCCTCAGCACCGCCACCGCCACCGCCACCGTTTCCATAACCAGCGCCGTCACACCCACCTGCACCGCCTCCGCCCGCGACGATCCAGACATCGAACGTGAGGGTGTCAGGGTTCGAGAGAAGGGTGAATGTTCCAGAACCCGTCCATGAGAGGGCCGAGTAGATGCCGTGGGTGGTCAGGGCCGGGGAACCGGTAGTGGAGTACTCAAAACCAGCCCCGCCACTACTAGCGATAACCCCGTGAAGAAGTGGAAGCATTACGCCAACGCCCCGATCAGCGACCAGACATCGGTCGCAGTTTTGATGAGTGTCACCGCCGCCCACTGACCGTCAATCGCCAGAGCAGCGTCCTTCGAGTTCACTGTCACGCCAGCCCCCGCAACCAACGTCACAACACCCGCGAGAATACCTTGAAGAATAATCTGGGTACCAACAGTGAAAGCCACCGCCGAGTTCGGTGGCACCGTGATCGTCTGCGCCGAACCGTTAGCGAAAGTAACCATCTTCCCGGCGTCAGCGAGAACGAACGTGTACGTCGTACCGGTCTGGGCGTTGATCGCCAACGGGGCAACCAGACTCCCAGCGGTGATAGCGCCAGTCACAGTCAACGCACCCAATGTGCCAACCGAAGTGATCGCTGTCTGAGCGGCACCAGTCACAGTCGCGGCAGTACCGGAAGCGTTGCCGGTGATGTTGATTGCTGGGCTAGTCGTCCAAGCAGTCGTAGATGCACCGGTACCAACCAGTATCGCGCCAGATGTAGCATTCGAGTCGGTTAAACCCAACTTGGTTTCTACCGCAATTAACGCACCCGAATGGTTAGTGTGAATCGTCGCGTGTTCATACCCGGCAGCGTCAAGATCCGTCGTAGGGGACGGTGACGGCTGCTGGGTAGCAGTATCAAGCGCAGCAGGAAATGCAGTAGCCATTGTTAGCCTCCTAAAGACCTAAAGCAGATCGCAACTCGCTGACAGTCAA